CATACAGGAATGATCCTGCAACTGGTTCTCTGATTCCATCAATATCTACAGGTGGAGCTGCAATAAAAGCAATAATAAAACAAGTGGTTGCTGTTAGTAAGCAAGGGATCATTAAGACACCAAACCAACCGACATAAATACGGTTATTAGTAGATGTGACCCACTCACAAAACTCAGGCCAACCTGTTAAGGAACTTTGTTCCCTAACTTCTATAGCGGTTGCCATAATTTATTAAGTATAAGTGCGAAATGTTAGCCTTTCCTAAAAAGGCTTAACATAAGTATACATACTCTAATTTATTCTGATGGCTCTATTCCAGCCGCAAACCCAGACCATGCAAGACCTATTGCTTCAATCGTTGATGTTTCACCTGCAACATATGGCATATGTACCACATCTCCTGCATGATAAGTAGCTGGATTACCCTCTACTTGAACTTCGCTATCTCCATACTTTCTTTTTTTTCGTTGATCATCTGAATAAATAAAATTCGAATCAACAACATCACCAAACTTCGGATTTGTCATGTTGCAGGAGTTCCACCTTGAGATGGAGTATAAGCTTTTCCAGTTTTATCATACATAGTAAAATTTTGTAATAATACAAAAGAAGAAGGAATATTAAATAACTTTTGCATCATTGAAACCATCATTGGTGATTGACAATTAAATGGAGGTATATCCATATAAGCTAATCCATATCTATTAATATTTACTGCAGCTTTCTCTTGATCTTTTTCAACTTGAGAAACAAGTTTTTGCTCCCATTCAGTAATGTCACGTATTTCAATAGGTATATCGGATGGTTCTGGAGGAAATACACCTTCTTCATATTTCATAGAGTAGATATGTTTACAATATCTAAATTCATCCAAAGTAGGAGTCCATCTATCTGTTAATGATGTAATAACATTATCTTTTGCTTTATAATCTTCAAAATCTGGTAATCCTTCAGAACGTGTTCCTGGTAAAGAAGGATCAGCTCCGCTTCTTAGATATACTCCACCAAAGTCACTAAATACCCCTGGATTATCTCTAGTTGCTCCTAATACCGTACTACTAGTAGAAGAAACTGTAGGTGGTATTTCATATTCAGTTGCAGGAGCAATGATTTCTAATTTTCTATTTGTTAAAGCATTAGTCATTGCTTGGTTAGCAACTTTACCTGCTTCTTTCATAACTTCATAACGACCTGGTTTAAGAGTCGCTACATTTGTTTTAGGAAAATAAGGATTTTTACGTTGTCCTAAAGAAGAGATATATGCATACTGACGACGAGTAAAATCTTGGCAAGTACAGTAATATCTTGTACCTGTCATAAAATAACGTCCTACATTAGGTGGTCGTGTTGCTGGTGTAACTAATACTTTGTCAGGAGTAGCTTCTACTGAACCACGTTTTCTAAGTGTTAATAATCCTGTTGATGGGTTTACATCTGTCAGAACTGCTTGTACATATCCATAACGAGTTTGAGTATTTGGATTAATTGTTTCTCTAGTAATTGGAACTCCTTCTGGAGCAATAATACGATCTTCTATTACCTCACCATTTGTAGGTTTAATACCAGCTGTACCTGCAATTGGAATATATAAAGGAGCTGGTAATGGATTAGAAACACTCCATGTACCTGCTAGTTGTACATACCAAAATTCATCATCTTCTGTTACAGATGCTATAGATGCAGCAACATTACTTGTATCTTTTACATTGTCAAAACGAAGACTTCCTGCTACACGTACTCCTGCCCAATGGATTCCTAACTCTTTATTTTGTGTTGGGAATCCTCTAAATACCCCAGGGATTGCTGGAGCGTTTCCAGAGGCTCCTGGAACACCTGTAGGTAGCGGTATTTTATATGTAAAGGGATAATCAAAAGAGTTGTGATAAAGAGACGCTGTAGCTATTTCAAATCCTCTTCTCCATCTAGCCCAACATGATTCTCTGTTAACTGTATATAAAGACTCAGGACTGCTACCACCAAATTCGTTTTTTACAGGATTAAATTTATATGCATCTCCTTTATACTTCTTATCGAAAGTTGGAAAACTTCCGAATGATTTAGGCATTAGAAGAAACCGCCCTGTGCTGTTACATGTACTCCAGCTGCATAACCAGCTGTATTATTTCCTTCTGCGTAAACACCTACATAAACACGATCACCACGTTCCATATAAATACCTCTATTTCTTATAGGTAGTCCTCCTCTTGCATCTCCAGTAGAAGAAGCATAAGAAGCATGAATTCCTGGTGTTGCTAAATGTGGCATTACATCTGAGCAATCACAAACTTTTGTTTCAGCAGGAACTGTTTTTGCAAATAAAATATTGTAATCACCAGAGGCAGGAATTGGAGTTGTAGTACCACGTGTTTGATAGAAAACAAATGTTACTTCAGGTTGTTTACCGTGAACTAAACCTAAATCTGTATATCCAGTTGTTGTTGCAGTATTTGTAAAATCAAGAGCACTAATTAATCCTGTTATAGCTGAAGAACCTTTATATTTATAATAATTATCACCACCATTTTTAACAGCAGTTACTGCAGATTGTTGACAGTCTTGTGCATAAATAATTTGACCACTAACAAGAGAAATGCCACTTCCTGAAGTTGTAGCATTTAAAACGTAATCATTACCACGATGAAAATCATTTCTAGTAATTTGAATTGAATCAATCACTCCACCATTATTATTATCTTCACTTAAAGCTGCATCCATATCTACTAGAATAGATGGAGCTTGACCACCTTGAACAAATAAAGTATTAGTAGACTCTTGACCAACAGTTTGTGTTGTTATTCGTACTGAATCAAATAAAGGACGATCAACTAAAAGCGGTTGTTTATTTGTAGATGTTGAAGCCACTTCTTTCTATATAGACTTTTTATAATTCTAGCTTTAGTTATTTAGGCTTAAAAATGTTTAAATTCTCCATTAAAAATATTTTTGTTTATAATTTGTTTTTTACTATGTTTAATTTCTGCTTCATCTCCTTCATCAATGATATGTTTATTTTCTTTAAATTCTTCGTTACTTAAACCATCATTTAAATAACGACCCCAAATACTTTGTCCTGCTAATTTCATCGCCATGATTCTGCTAAAGCCATTCTAGAACCAACTGCTGTATCAGCTGGCCCTGGTAATGCTTGAATAAATTCAGCTCCAGATCTTTCATATCTATATCTAGCTTGCATTGGATCTTTATAGTTAGGAACATATAAAATTGAAGCTAGTCTATTTGTTTCATATAAATAAATATCATTCCAAATTTTTAAAGCATCTTTTGCATTACTAGACTTGATTGTTCTATCAACGTCACCAGCAATACTTTCTAATCTTGTTGATGGAGAACTTGCAACTTCAGTTTTCTTTTCTGCTGTATCACAACGTCCAATCTGAATAGCAATTTTATCGTAAAAATAAGAATCAGGAAGGGTATTCATTGCTTCTTCTAGCCGAGCATAATCACCAGCTGGAACAGAAACAGTAAAATACCCTAAATGGTATCTAACTCTACTTTTATCAAGGTCAGATAATTGCACTTATTTTCTCATTAAACTTATATTATATTTTAAATCTACTAACTCTTCTTTGTTTTCTTTTTAGCTGTAGTTTTTTTTGCTGTTTTCTTTGGTGGTCTACCTACTTTTGAACCGTAAGTTCCAGGACCTTGAGGAGACATAATTAAAAAAAATTCTTTTTAAATTATACTCTTATTAAATCAGCGGCTATAACTGCATCCCAATCAACTCTTTTTATTTGTTTTAATTGTTGTAAATTTGCGAATCTTTCACCCGATAAAGACATTTGCAAATCTTTTATCTCACGAGCTGTTTTCAACCCTATTCCTTTTATATGATCTGCAATCATTTGTGGTGTAGCTCCATTAATATTTAGACGCATATCTGGAGGAAATTCACGAGGTTCTTCCTTTGCAGCTTTGTCTTTTATTTGAAGTGTTTTTACTTTCTTAGTAGCTGGAGCATCTGCTACTAATTGAGAACTTACGGCATGATATACTCTTCCATCTTGGTCCTCAACCATAAGAACTTCCCCATCATCAAGCTCACTTATAACCTTAACTCTTGCACCAGTCTTAGTATTTTTAAAAAGCATAATGGGACCAGAAAAATAATATCTCTGATCCCACTTTAGCTTAATTATTAAGAAACAGTACGATTAGTCAAATACTGTTCAATATCTGCATAACCAGGAGCTGTGTCAGCACGTAGGTAACATACTTCTACAACTAGGTATCCTTTTCTACCTGCATCTACGTCAGCATCAGAGATGTATAAACCATCTGCTGCACTAGAAGGAGATGTAGCATTAGCAGTTGCTTTTACAAACACTTTAAATGTTGTAGCAGCTGTAATTGCTTTATAAGGAGTTGCTGGGTTGTCAGAACCACCTGCGTTTACACCACTTGCAGTTACGAGTGGGTTATAGCTAAGAGCACTAACACCACCTGCATAGTAAACAGAGTTGGCTGCACCACCTGCATTAGGTCCATTAACTGTAGAAGCTATATTTGCCTGAGCAGGACCTTCGCCCAAACCAGAAGCAGCTATAGGGTTTCCACCGTTATTAACACCGAAAGAAATAAGGTTTCCTGTGTCTGTATATACACCAGAAGCAACTCTTCCATCATTCCAACCAGATGCTACAGAAATTGCACTTCTGTAAACATAAGCTGGACCTTCGTTAGTTCCTTGAGCATCACCAGAAATTGTCATTCCTGTGATGTCAGTACGTGTATCGTCGTTTCTATAAGGTGAAGGAACGATTACGTCAGCACTAGTGAATGCAGAAGCAGCTTTACCTGTAACTTCAACATATCCACGTTGCTGGAAATAACGCCAACCAGGAACAGCCAACACAGAGGTTGGGCCGCCCTTGGTTTTATCATTTGTACTGTCGTCGTTGGTATCTATATTTTTGTACCAACCGTTTAGAGGTTCTGCCCAGTTTCCTGGATAGATTTTTTTAGCCGATAAATAAGCCATTTACTTCTCCAAAAGTATTTTTTTTACGAGTTTAACTATTAACTATTATACAGATCCGTCGTCATCAACGAAACTGAATCCAGTAGTAATAAAGTCTTTATTAAGTATCTCAAACCCAGCGTACAACTGCCAAATCAGAATAATAAATCTGCTGAAATCATCATTATTATTAATAAGAACTTGTGCATTTGGTCCACCAATTCCAACACCAACTGCTTGAGGTCCGAAGAAGAATCCTTGTGCAACTTCTTTAGAAGCATAAGAACTATTATCGAAAGTAGCGGTTATATTTTTTGTTGGGAAGTTTGTAGATTCAAAGAACTTTACACCTTCAAACTGAACACCTGTAGGCATAACAGGCTCACCAGCTAGGAAATAAGCTTGTCCAGCTTGAGGTCCTTGATAGAAGCTAGTGTTGTTTGGCATCATGGGGTTGCCCATGTACATGCCTTGTCCTGCATTACCTGCATAACGTGCGATTTCTCTGAAGTCAGAGTCACGACGTAAGTGCATCATGAATGTTGGATCGCATACACAGCGATATAGACCATCTGCATAAGTAGGAACGTTACGCTTACGTAAGTCCTTAACAACTGTTAGAAGGTCAGTTTTAACTGAGAACTGTTGGATCTGGTTGCCATACTCTGTAGTTGTATAAGTAATTCTTCCAGAAGAATCCTTAGTTTTGCCACCAGCAAAGTAGTAGCCACCTTGGCTAGTAGAAGCAGCACCGTTTGCTTCAGCTTTAGAAATCTCGTCAATAAAGACTCTATCTCTCCAACGTCTGTAGTCATCAAGCAGGGTAAGTGAACCTATGCTCTGATGGAACATATTAAGGTTCCCTGTGTCAAGCAATAGACGCTGTGCTGTTACAAGAGTTTCTCTTGCAATCTTGAATGTGCTTGGTTGTGTAGTATCACCAGGATCTGCAGGACCTGTGTACTCTTTAAGTACAACAAGAACCTTTTCCTTTGTGATGTTACGGCTATTAGCAGTACCGATAGTCTGATCAGCTACACGCTCACGACTATCTTTAGTTCCTGGTGAACCCCAGAACTTGTATCTATCTAACTGAACCGTTTGTCCTGGCTGGCGAGTGAAGTCGTGTACAACTACAGGCTCAACAGCCATTTCTGCGATATATCCTGGGTGCGGACGGTAAAGTTCTGCACCTAAAATTTTTGGGAAATCATTGTCAATGAACACCTTGATTTATCCTCCAGTGTCTAAAAATGTCAATTATTGGGTGAAAGATGCAGACATATACATGTCTTATCTAACTTAGATTTTAGCAGTCTGTAATTTATTGTTAAATAAATAACTATTAGCACCAAAAAGATGCTAATAGTCAGGGTTATTTATTCCATTACAAAGAGCTTATTCTGTACTGTTCCTGGTTGAACCTGATTTAGGACCTTCCAAGCATTCTGTGGATCTTTAGCCATTTGCTCATTGAAGCTTCCCCAGAAATTTTCTGGCTGTTGTGGAGCTGCTGCAACTGGTGGAGCTGGCATTTGAGCACCTGCTTGTGGTTGTTGAGCAGGTTGTGTTGGATAACCTTTAGTTTCTAACTGCTCAGGACTCTCATAAACAGGATGAGGGCCATTAGGTCCAAAGAACTTCAAAGTGTAATCACTTAAAGTATCAGGATTAGTAAGAATCTCGTTATAAGATAGATTTTCCTGATGCTCATTAACAGCGAATTGAGCGTATCCTTTAATTAAATTAGCTGTCTTATTACCCCATTCAACGGCATTATCAAGCATGCCTTCTAGTCTTACTGCATAATCGTTAAGAATTGCAGGAGCTTCGATACCAAAAGCATCTATAACTTCAAGACTTTCATCACTAACGTCATAATAATCAGCTATTGCTGCATCAACTTCAGCGTGGGCTAGTTCTGCCTCTTCTCCGACTATCAG